GATGCCGAGCATGTCGGCATACACGTCGGCCCACTCGTCCTGGTCGAACTTGTCGAGGATGTCGGGCTTCATCTGCGCGATGGCGCCGAGGTTCCCGACGAAGCGGTCGACCGCGTTCGTTCCGATGGCGCGCTGCGCCTGCGCCAGCATGGACACGAACTCGATGTTCAGGTCCATTCCCTGCAATTCCTGCGGCGCAGGCGGGACGATCCCGGCCTGCACCATGCGGGTGAATGTCGTGTCGACGAGCGGGGCGAGCAGCTCATTGTGCAGGCGCTCGAGCACGGGGCCGAGCATGATGAGCTTCTCCTCGTGGCGCTCTGCGACCTCGGTGGCGGTCATCCGCGTGTTCGGGCCGGCGTTGGCGAGCATCAGGAACAGGTCCGCGTAGAACGCGCCCCGCACGCGCTCGCGGCAGTCCATGATGTCGTTCAGGAGGTACTGGAGGTTGAGGTTCACCTCGAACGCGGTCTTGATCCCGTTGTTGGCCGCGCCGTCGTAGTAGGAGATCCCGCCCGGGAGCATCTCAATGTCGCGGTTCTTCATCGACGCCGGCACCTGGAGGGGCGGCTTCGTCTGGTAGTCGATGGCCTGCGCCTTGCGGAGCTGCTCGTGCTGGAGCTGCTTGACGTCGCCGAGCGCCTCCATGCCCGGGCTGTGGCCGTAGATGTCGCCTCCGACCACGGCCCAGCGGGGGACAACGGCCGGGAACTGCATGAACCCGCTCTCGCGCAGGAACTTGCCGTCCTCGCCGCCGACCTCGAAGTACCACGACCCGTAGGGCATGTTGCGCGAGTCGCGCTTGCCCATGTCGCGGTCTGCACGCGGCTCGATGGCGTGGATCACGGGCACCCACTGGTCGAGGGTGCCGTTCGAATACATGTTCCGCACGGTGACGGAGCAGTTCTCGAGGCCGAACTCCTTGACGATCTGCGACACCGTCATGTCGAACTCGCGGTAGAGCGTGCAGACTCGGCCCTTGGCGTCGGTCGAGATGCAGTACTCGCCGCAGGTCAGCGGGTAGTGGTGGATGACCTGCTCGTAGTCCGGGAGCACGATGGACGCTGCGGTGCCGAAGGTGCCGAGCTCCTCGTACATCATGTGCAGCGAGCGGTAGGTGTTCGACTTCTGGAACACGCGCTGCATGCGCTTGGTGACGTCATCGAGCCACAGCTTGACCGGGTCAAAGGAATTGAGCTCCGGGTCAGGGGTGGCGAGCCGGAACCACTGGCGGGCCGGGCTCGTGGCGCCCGACATCATGCCGGCGCCGAGCGTGCGGAGCGCACGCGTCCCGGTGTTGTCGTAGATGTTGTTGTGGCGGCGCCAGCCCTTGTCTCGGTCCTGGCGGAAGTAGCGGCCGTTGCGCGGCAGGATGTAGGACGTGAGCTCCTGCCAGTGCGCGTACCAGGACGCACGCTCGGACTTGAGCTGGCCCCAGCGGGTGAACAGCTTGTCCCGCGTGGGCGCATCCTCGTAGCTCTGGCCGTCGCCGACGTACTGGCTCACTCAGCCTCCGAGGAGCGTCTGGCGCCCCAGCTGGAGGTCTTGCGGGTTGACGCCCATCGGCCCGGTGAGCATGGTGGTGGTGGGGCCGCCCTCGGCGCCCGCCTGCTGCATGATGCCTGCGACGTCGGGCTGTGCGCGGGTGGCGGCTGCCATGGCCTGCTGCGACTGTCGCTGCTGGCTGCGTGCCTGCGCTGCGGTGGCTTCCTGCGCGGTGCGCTGCTCCTTCATTGCCTGCGCCTGCGCCTTCTTGCCGCTCTCGCCCGCCGCGATGCCGTAGCCCGTGCCTGCTGCTGCCGCTGCTGCGCCGGCGGCCGCGAGCCCGGTCGCGAGCGCCGATCCGCCTGCTGCCGCGCCTCCGATGCCTGCCGCAGCGCCGAGGCCGGCGCCGATGGTTCCCAGGAGCGAGGCAATGCCCGAGATAACGAACCGCCGCTCATGGCGGGCGGCAAGGTCGCGGTGGCGTCGGAGCGAGTGTCCTTCCATCACAGTCCTTTCGTGAACGTCCGTTCGGTGATCCTGTACCCGAGCCTCGTCAGGATGCGCTCCGCCGCGCTTTCCCCTTCGAGGACGATGTCCGACATGCAGATGGCTTTCGCGCCTTCTTCCTTGGCCCAACGCTCGAATTCTGCCAGCATCCGCACGCCTTCAACTCGTCCTCGGACATCTTCGTCCATCCACCACGAGGTTTCGAGTGCGACGCGGGCGCCGGGGCTGAACCAGACGGGCTGGAGAATCGCTGCCAGGAAGCCGCGAGGAACGCCGTCAACTTCCGCCACCCACACACGACCATGCTCGAAGACAGCGCCGATGGCGGCTCGCATGTCCTCGTGGCTTGGCGAAAGTGCTGCTGCATAGCGGGTGCCTGCGAAGAACCGTTGTCCCATCGCGGCGATCACGTCGAGATCGTCCGCAGTCGCGAGCCTTACGGGCATGACTGTATTCCTCCCATCATCGGTTACGGGTACTCACCGCATCTCGGAGTACGGGTCGTACTCCTTGGGCTTTGGGTCGAGCCGCTCGCGCACCTCGCGAGGCAGCATCTTGGCGACCGGGTAGGCGAAGGTGAGCGCGAGCGCGTCCGCGATGTCCGGGCTGCCGCCGCCCTGAAGCCGCTTCTTGATGTCATCCTTCGACTCCAGGACGCGCTTGCCGACCGCGTCGTACCAGTACATCGGGGTGGACAGCTCCTGCGCGAGGGTCGTGTCCTTGGGGATGCTGCCGCCGTTCTCGAGCCATTCCTTGACGGCCCACCACATCTCGGTGCGCTTGTTGACGAACAGGTTGGGGAACGTGGCCTTGCCGCCGAAGGGCACTTCGGTGACCTCGTAGCCGAGCTGGCGCAGGCGGTCGATGACGCCCGAGCCGGCGCCTGCGTCGATGAACACGGCATCCGGGTCGCGGTCCTCGATGATGCTGGCGACGATGGCCGCGAGGTTCATGTTGTCGATCCCCTGCCGGATGACCGGGTCTTCCATCCGCAGGCCCTGGCGCAGGACGATGACGCTGCGGTCATCCCCGAACCGGGCCGGGTCGACGCCGATCACCAGCGGGAACTCGAGGACGTCCCCGTCCTGGTATCGGCGGCTTGCGGCGGCATCGGCCTCGGACAGGCTGATGAGCTGGTCATCGCCGGCGGCGCTGAAGTCGCAGAGGTACTCGCGTGCGAACGCCTGCTCGGGCATGTCGCGCTGGAGTCGTGCGACCTCCTCGGCGTCGAGCGCGTCCGTGTCGTGGACCGTGTACCTCGCCGCATACCAGTCTGGCAGGGAGCCCGCCCGGTAGAACAGCTCGCTGAACAGGTTGATCCCGGCGGGGGTGCCGATGAACATGGCCCATCCCTTGCGGTCGGAGAGGGCGGGCTGGAGGATGTCGTTCCAGACCTCGGGCTTGATCTGCGCGACCTCGTCGATGACGCAGCCGTCGAGGCGCACGCCGCGGAGGGCGTCCGGGTTGTCGCCACCGAACAGGCGGATCGTGGCCTTGTTGTGCTTGAAGGTGACGGCCAGGTCGGCCTCGTTGATCTCGACGGCGGCCGAGCGGATGAACGGGTCGAGCTTCTGCTTCAGGCGCGCCCAGGCAATGGCCTTCGCCTGCTTCAGGAACGGGGCGACGTATACGAAGAACCCCAGTTCGTCGGTGAACTTCACCGCCCGGTGCATGAGTTCCATGAGCGCCAGCTCGGTCTTGCCAGCGCGTCGGTGCAGGGCGAGGACGGTGAAACGGCGGCGCTCGAGGTGGCACTTGCGCTGCCACGTCCTGGGCTCGTAGCCGAGCCGGATCGTCTCAGGCATCCGGGACGCCAGTAATGACGTTCAGGACGATGTTCCCGCCATGGTCAAGGTGCTGGCGGTCGCCGTACTTCTTCGGGTTCCACTTGGCGAGGAGCTTCAGGCGGGTATCGACCTGGAGCCGACGCCACGCCACCTCGACCTGGTCAAGCGGCTGGATGTCCGACAGCGCCATGCACTGGTCGGCGATGATGTCGTGCCCATCTTCGCGTGCGCGTGCGATGCGTAGGGCGAAATCCGGGTCCTTGTCCATCCAGTCGTAAACCGCCGTGAAGTGCGGGTTTCCGTCAATCCTGCACCATTCGCGCAGGGGCCGGCCTTCGGAGATCCACTTGACGAGGGAGTCAGCCTTGTCCTGCGGGACGGGGACCGTCGTTCCCAACGGGCGTCCGACCTTCCGCCGCACGACGAGGTCGCCGCCAGGCGGTGGGGACTGCGGAGCGGCGCTGGTAGCGGGCGATCTTCGCGACCGTTTGCCAGCGGAGGGAGAGGTGCTTGGCGATGCGACGATAGCCCCATCCACGGTCTTCGTGGAGCTCGCGGATGAGGGTGACGGTTTCGTCCGTGATCGTGGCATTGTGATGGGTCTGTCCGACGCGGCGGCCGTTGTCGTCGTAGGCGACGAGGGTGGTCACTTCTTCCGCTTGCCCTTTGCGCGGACGTCGGCGCGGTTGAACTTCTTCGCGACCTTCATGGGGACGCCGACCTTCTTGGCGAAGGCTCTGTTATGAGCTGCGGCCTGCATCAGACGTCGCTGCGACGGTGACTTGCTGGGCATTGATTCTCCTGTTCAGTTCCTTGAGCCAGTTGCAATTCTTGCAGAGCAGCTGGAATCGTTCCGGTTTCTCTTTGACCAGAAACACGATGTTCCGCTTTGGATCTTTGTGTCCATCGTTGTGGATGTGGTCAAAATCAAGCACATCCGGATTGTCGATCATGCAGTGGGCGCACTTGCCGCCGAACTTCGCAATCAGTTCCAGCCTTGCTTTCCTGCGCCAGTTTCGGCAGTAAGCGTCTCGGATGTTCTTGGTGCGCTTGTAATACTGCCGCCGATACTCGGGCTTACACATCTTTCTCTGCGGCATGAAATGAACCAGCGACACGCCTTCAACATGTGCGCGGGAATATATCGCGAACCTTGTTCGTCCCAGTCTTTCAGCGACCTCATCGACTGACTTGGATTCTGCGACAGCCTTCGCCAAATCGCCCGGAGTCCAAGGCTTCCTGGCTTGGCTGGGCATCAGGAATCCTTCAGGACGAGCCGGAGCTCGAACCCGGCTGCGTGGGCGATCTTGAGGACGGAATCGAACGTGGGGCGTCTACGGCCGATTACGGGGGCCGTGGACAGGAGGCACTGCACGGTGTGCGCTCGTAGGGCGCCCTGTGCCTCAAGTCGGCGTGCGAGTGCGCTTCGCGTGGTTCCTGCGGAGGTGAGGCCATGCGTGATCGCGGCCTTCACGTCCTCATACGAGCCGATATTCATTGCCCGCAGTATATCACTGCGAGGTGATGACTTCACCGAAATCCTCGGCGGTTGCCGGCCAGATGATCCTAGGGGTGCCGGGGCCAAGGTAATTCTGCTCGATTCGGTCGGTGACGAAGCAGCGTGCCTCGGCCATCGACATGTTCTCGTTGTCGCGCAGGCGTGCGGCGATCATCTCGGCGCTGTATACGGCGACGGGTATGCAGTTCTCCTCGTCGGGGCGGGGGTACATGATCCCGAGGAGGCAGTCATCGAACTGCGCCAGGAGGATGGGGTTGTGCTTCGGTCTGCGCTTTCCCGCCATGCGGGCGATGCTACAAAGCGTTCGTTTCGTTTCGCGTTTCGCAATGAAACGATGGTTTTTCAGGACGCCGCTCGCTGCGCTCCGCTGCGCTTCGCCTGCGGCTCCGCTTCGCTCCACTCGCGGCGCCTGGGGTGAGCCGGCGACAGGGGAGGGATTATTCCGATCCGTCCTTCGCTTCGCTCAGGACTCTGCGGGGCGCTTCGCGCCCCCCGAACCACGGATTTCAGTTCACATGGTGAGCGCAGAGGGCGTGACCCCGCAAGGGGGCCACCACGATCAGCCCACACGGAGCCGCGCTGTCAGTCGTAGCGACGATTTTCACCATTTCGCTGGAGGACTGCCAGCCGCTGCCATCGTCGGGGAGCGCACCCTTTCGGGCGGCGCAGGATAGGGTCATGCCCTGCGTCTACATCCATGCTCCCCTACCGCGCCGAGAGCTGCGTGCGGCATTGTTGCCCCTGAAGGCACCTGCGGTACAATGCGACCGGATTGGATTAGCTGGCTGCATGATACCGATCCCTCGGGGCATGCAAGCGAAATTCGCAGACGGCCGCAAGCACGCTTGCGGTCGTTCTGTTTCCGGGGTATGTTTCCCGCGTCAGGCGCGCCTCTCTGACGAGGCAGAGCGGCAAGTCGCCGCCGAGCGCGGCGCGACCTGACTGAACCCCCGGAAGCGCGGCCTGGTTGACGCAAGTCCCGGGCCGCGTTTCGTTTCGGGTCACATACGACCGATTCCCGTGTGACAAACTGTCGACACTTGTCGACAAGTGTGGTGACTTTCATCACATGACTAGTTTGCTGGTCAGGTGGGCAGCGCCAGGTCTTAGCCTGGCCTGCCCGATGGCGGAATGCGTTTGCTACACCAAGGGTGCGCTGCACCGGGCCGTGCCTCGCGGCCTTTCTGCCGATGCCCCTGTGAGTGTTTGGGGCCGAAGCCACCTCAGACTCACCCCTCCGCATTGGCAGTATACCTACGCAAATGCCGCGCCACGCAAATCTTCCGTTTCATCTCTACGTGCAAGTACACAACTCGGCGCTCGGGCCGAACATGCCAGAGGGCACGACTCGCGGCATCTGGCATGCGGCCTATTGCCGGCCCGGACAGGAACTCCTCGCGCATGTCCTGCTCGAGACGGGCGCGCACTGGTGCGGCATCCCGCTGCACATGATGTCGATGACCACGGCGTTCCACCCGCAGGCGGTCGCCAGCGGCGGGTCGCGTGAACTCACGCCCTGGGGCGGCATGGGCGAACACCTCGAGATCATGCACCTCCACTACCTTGAGGGCTTGCCCTGCATGGGCGTCGCGCAGAAGACGGCACTGGGCGACAGGCCCGGGTTCACGGGCCGGCACACGGGGATCGTCTTCGACTGGGCGGATGGGTTCAGCCGCTACCCGCAGGAGCACAAGCCGCTGAACCTCATCGAGACGAGCCAAGGCTGGTTCATGCTGCTGCCGAACAACTATGCGCAGTACACGGACGCGCACTTCACGTCGTACGTCAAGGGCGAGCGCGACTTCAAGCACTACCGCCGGGGCGACGAGGTGTACTGGCGCGACTGACGCCTGTTCCGTAAGTGTTTTGCGGTTCCCGTAAGTGGAAATTTACGTTCCGCTTCGCCTGTAGCCCATACGCCACAGCAGGCGCGACAAGTCGTTCGCAAGGTCGGTCACGGCCTGCTCGTCGAGCTCCGGTCGGCAGCAATGTATGGCTTCATGGAGGGTCGTATCCAAACGATCCTCCTCCGACTGCCATGTGGCGATGCGGAGCACCCTGCCTGCGGCATGGCCCGGATCGACCATGTTGCCGTAGTCGGCCAGGTTCGGGCTGAACCTGAGCGTCCAGTACTTGCCGCCGAGCCGGACCCTCATGGCCGGATCACTTGAACCCGCGCTTCATCGCACGGTACGAGGCCGGGCTGATCGTGGACTTCGACTTTGGTCGGCTGGTGCCGGCCTTGCGCCGTGCGTTGATGTTCGCGTACAGGCCGCGCTTCGCTGCTTTCTTCGCCATGTTCATCCTTTCGAGGTCTTGCCGCTGCACTTCCACTTTGCGCGTGACAGGCGCAGCGGGCTGTTGGGGTTCTTCGCCGCCGCCGAGCTGCGCTGCATCTGCCCCCAGCTGCGGGCGCAGTAGGCATCGCCCTTGGCGGTGCCTGGCTTGATGCGGTCGCCGCCGCTCTTGGCCTTCCCGGCCTGCCCGTAGCTCACCTTGTTCGTGCGCCCGGTCTTGGGGTTCTTCACCACCTTCACGAATCGCTTGCCCTTGGCTGGCGTCGGCATGGATGCTCCTCGATCTGTCCTTCTCAGACGGTCAGTTACTGCGCTTCACGGACCTCGAAGCGCAGGGTACGGGTGGCGACACCCTTCTTGCGGAGGTTCTCCATCCAGAATCGCAACCACAGCGCGCCCTTTGGCTTGGGCGGCATCCCCTTCTCGACGGCCCAGCCGTTCTGCTCGCTGAACTCGTCCTTGTACCCGGGGCTTCTGACGTGCAGGACGCGGTCGAGGTACGGCCTGCCGTGGACCGACAGCCGCGCCCGTTGGATCGGCATGATCCACTCGTCGTGCGTGTGCCCCGTCCAGATGAGGTCGGCGTCCGGGAGGTAGACCGCCATTCGCGCCGTCTGGATGGTGCCTCGCGTGACGGGGCCGCCGCCGCCGTAGCCGTGGTGCATGTACATCACGATGCTGCTGGCGACGAGCTGGCGGTGGTTCTTCTTGCGGACGAGGAACCGCACCCAGTTTGCATAACTGCCTGCATATGCACGGCAGTCCTTGTTCCGGGCCTTGAGCGCCTCGACCAGGCGCTCGTTCATGTCGGTTTCGTGCCGCTTGCGGATCGCGGTTTCGTGGTTGCCGGGCGCGAACATCAGCGCCATGTCTGCCCACGGCGCGAGGTAGTCGGCGGTCGTGTTGATGACGGCGTCGAGGTAGCGCCCCTCGCGGTGCTCAGGCCGGCAGGCCGAGGTATCCGAGCGCGGGTCCCACTTCCCCTGCATCAGGCACAGGAAGTCGCCGTTCGAGATCCACCGCGCCCCGCGCTCCCGGCACTGGCGCATGTGCCGCTCGAACATCTGCCGGTCGGCGTGGGCGTTGTCGATGTGTGCGTCGGAGATGAGCAGGAATTCCTGGCTCCAGCTCAGGGATGGGTTGGCCGATTCCCCGTCATGCGACATCTCGACGGTGAACGATCCTGGCTGGTGCTGCTCCATCGACACCATGCGCCGACACCTTACGCACTTTCCCCGCGATTTCACGCCGTAAGAAATTCTTGCCGGAATTTCTAACGCAACCCCCTTGCGCCGCCGATATACCGATGTATACACCCCGCATCCGAGCGCGTTGCTCGGTGCACAACACCGGAGAACTGCCATGAAGGTCAGAGATACGGTCACGAACCACATCACGCTTCGCCACGAAACCCGCAAGAAGTACGACAACGTGCTCCTCGCCGCCGCGATGGAACTGGGGGACTCGGTCAGCGCCGAGGTCATCGCCGCTAGCCGCGCTGTCGGCCAGAGCAACCTCGACGCCGAGCACGAATTCGACGCCTCCATCCTGTGGCTCCAGCAGGCCGAGAAGGACTTCCTCGCCGTCCACGCCAAGACGGAGGTTGAGCTGTGAGGCAAGACACCGAAACCCTCGTCGACCGCATCCTCGACATGGTCGAAATCTGCCGCACCGAGCCGATGACCAGGCAGCAGCTCGCCTACCGCTGGAACGTGACGCCCCGCACGGTGAACAACATCATCTACCGGGCGCACGACCTGTTCGGGGTGATGATCGCCCACAAGGACGGGGTCGGCTACACCGTGCTCGATATGGGAATCATCGACCCGCGCAAGCTCAGGATGCGGAGGTTCCGATGAACCTCTTTGACACCGCCGAGGCTGAGCGGCGCAAGATCGTCGGCAAGGCGCTGGCCGCCGATGGTAGGCACGAACTCCTCGCCGCCGCACGCGGCTTCGCGGCGTTCATCGCCAGCCACGGGCAGACCGTGACCGCCGACGAGGTCGCGGCGCTCATGGCCGAGAACGGCCTTGACTATGCGGAACTCGGAAACGCCGCCGGAAGCGTGTTCGACGGCAAGTTCGCATGGACGGGCGAGGTGGTCGCAAGCCGCCGGCCGTCCACGCATGGTCGCCTGATTCGGGTATGGAGGCTCGCATGATCCTGCACGTAGACCACATCGTCGCGCTCACGTCCGACTACGCACGCACCAACCGCCGCCTGGCCGAGTACCTCGCCAGCCACGACGTGTCGGTGCTCGTGGACGCCAAGTGGGTCGAGGACGAGAACGAGCGCTTCCACCAGCACGGCAGCGTGCGGACGCGGTACTGGCGCCTAAGGTCCTGGGACTTGCTCGAGATCCGGCTCGACGGCACGGCGATCAACACTCCGCACGACGTGCCGATGGACTTCCCGATGCCTGAGGTCATCGCCATCGCGGAGGGTGGCGCGCTGCGCGACGAGCTTGAGCGCCAGGGCGCGAAGGCGAAGGCATGAGATACCTCTCCGTATGCTCGGGCATTGAGGCCGCGAGCGTTGCGTGGCACCATCTTGGCTGGGAGCCTGTCGGCTTCAGCGAGATCGAGCCATTCCCCGCGGCGGTGCTGAAGCACCGCTTCCCGCACGTCCCAAACTACGGGGACATGACCAAGTTTGAGGAGTGGCCCATTGAGCCAGGAACAGTTGACCTTCTGGTCGGAGGAACCCCCTGCCAGTCCTTCAGCGTTGCAGGACTCCGCAAGGGGCTTGAAGACCCACGCGGCAACCTCATGCTCACCTACCTTGCGATTGCTGCTCGGCTCCAGCCTCGATGGGTTGTCTGGGAGAACGTTCCCGGTGTCCTGTCATCCAACCGAGGACGGGATTTTGGCACCTTCCTCGGGGCGTTGGGCGAACTCGGGTATGGGTGGTGCTACCGATGCCTTGACGCTCAATACGTGCGAGTGGGGGGATGGCCCCGAGCCGTCCCGCAGCGCCGGCGACGTGTCTTCGTTGTCGGATGTCTTGGAGACGGGGCCGCTGCCGCCGAGGTACTCGCTGTCCGCGAAGGCTTGCAGCGGCATCTTGAGGCGGGCGCAAAGGCGCGGCAAGTCGCTGCCTCCGATGTTGAAGTCGGCGCTCGAGGCGGTTGCCCAAGCGTCAGTCCGTGCCTAAAGGCACGTGATTACAAAGGCCCCAGTAGCGATGGCGATGGCGATGGCGCTCCACTGATTGCGCAGCCGACCGCAGGGACGCTTGGCAACCGTGGCTTGCGGTCGCATACGGAGATAGATGGGCATGGGGCGTACATCCCGGTCGCGCAGCCCGTTCCTTTCACCAAGGCCAAGCGGGCGCAGACCGTGACCGATGACGAAACCTGGGTGCAAGGCCAAGTTAACCCCACGCTCTCGCTGTTTGACCAAGGCGACACGCGGGCGACCACGGTGGCGGTGGCCCACGCCTTCTACAGCACAGGCGGAACGCACGGCGTAAATCAACATCCTGAAGTTTCCCCCGCCGTCAAGGTTGGTAGCGGACTTGGCATTCCCTCGCCGCCAGCGGTGGCGTTCAGCGACACTTCTTCAACTCTCAAGGGTGGCAGCGGAGAACGCGGATATCCCGACCCCTCCGATGGAAATGGACATTCAATGGTTGGAACAGCCATGACCGTGCGCCGGCTCACGCCCGTTGAGTGCGAGCGGCTCCAGGGCTTCCCGGACAACTGGACTCTGATCCCGTGGCGCGGCAAGCCCGCCGAGGAATGCCCGGACGGGCCGCGATACAAGGCGCTCGGCAACAGCATGGCATGCAACTGCATGGCCTGGATCGGGGAGCAAATCGCAAAGTGGGAGGCCGACCATGCGTGACATCCCGAACGCCGGCAATGTCGCCGTTACCCTGCGGCACGGGCAATCCGTGGTCGTGATCGACGAGCAGGGCCGCGCCGTCGCGGCCATTGCGCCCACCCCGTCCAACGTGGGGAAGGTGACGCTCGTCGTGCGCGCACCGAAGACCGTCCGCATCATCAGGGAGCGCGACGATGACTGAACCCACCTGGTACGAGCACGCGCTCAACGAGCGCGGCCTCACGATCATGCTGCTGCGTGCGCGCATTGGGCAGATCCGCGCCGCCGCCGCCCCGCTGCGGCAGCTCTCGGCGGCGCTGGCCGCAGGGTTCAAGCACGACCAGAACGAGGCGCTCGAGTCAATCAACGCCCTGCTGCGCGAGATCGACCGCGAGCCACAGACACCCTCCGGCGCGTTGCCGGAAAGCCCCCGCGCCGTGCCACTTCATCGTGGTTTTCGACACGGCGCGGGGGTAACTTTGAACGAGGAGAAGCCATGAATAATGCGGTGATGCAAACGCACCACGTGCTTGACTGGAGCCTCGACCGGCTCGACTTGCCGCTGAAGACCCACAACAGCCTGTGGGGTTACGGCAAGATCAGGACCGTGCGCGACCTGGTGCAGAAGAGCAAGGGCGAACTGCTGGAGCTGCGCTGTTTCGGGAAGACGTCGCTTGGGTACGTCAGGGACGCGCTGCGCCGACACGGGCTTGACCTTGGAATGACGGTGTCGGAACTGTCCGGGCGAACAATCGAAACAAGGAACGGAGCATCAATGGAACGCGAGTCCAACAACATGAGCGGCACCATCAACGTCATTCTCGACGTGTACGACCAGGAGCATGAGCAGCCCGACCGCCATCTTGTCGCTTGGTTTCATGGACGCGATGCTGGATGCAGCGATGAGCCCGACGTGACGTTCATCGTTCGGACGGTGGACGAGGACGGGAATGAGATCAAGGATGACCGCAGCAGCCCGCTGTTCATCGTGTCGGTGGCGCGCCTGCGCCGGCTGTGCGACATGGCCGAGGCGATGCACAAGGTCGGGAACGACCAGTGGGCCGAGTCGCTTGGCACGGTGGCGAAGCAATGATCTGGACGAGCGACAAGGAACGCATCGAACGCCTCACCGCCGAGCGTGATGAGGCGAGGAAGGATGCCGAACGGTGGCAGGCAGACGCCCTGCGATTGCTGAACGAGCGCAACACGGCAGAACGGGAACGCGACGAGGCGCGGCGAGAGGTCTGCTACGCATCGACGCAGCCGCCGCGAGAGTGCGCCGAGGATCGCGGCTGGGACTGCTTCAAGGAGGCCGACAAGTGAGCGACGAGGGCGACGAGCACCAGGAGCGCGACATCCTTGAGCGCCTCGACATCTACTGGCCGGGCATGGGCGAGATGGCGAACCTCGAGCGGCGCGAGGCGGCGCGGCACATCCGCGTCCTGCGCGACGAGGTGCGGAAACTCCGCAACGTGCTGCCCGCCCACATCAAGCGCATCCTCTACGAAGGGTCCGGCTGACGATGCTTGCGGGACGAGGGGAACGGGACGAGGACGTCGTGGACCGCGTGCGAGACAGCGGCACGAACGACCCGCTCACGATTGAACTCATGCAGGAGGTCGTGTACCTGCGGCAGGAGATGGCGAAATTGATACGCCAGGTGAACCGCCAAGTGCTGGCAGCATCCAACCACAGGGTCCGCAATGATTGAATTCGTCGTACCGGGATTCGCAGCGCCTCAGGGATCTAAGTCGGCGTTCAAGCTGCCGAACGGCCGTGTGGTCCTGGTCGAGTCGAGCAAGCAGGTGAAGCCGTACCGGGCCGTGTTCGCCATGTGCGCCAGGCAGGCGTGGACCGATCCGCCGGCCACGGGCGTGGTGGCCGTGGAACTGTGCTTCCGCTTCCCGCGCCCGAAGTCGCACTTCACTTCCAAGGGGCTTGTCAGGCCCGGAAGTCCTTTGGCACCAACGCGTTACGACCTCGACAAACTCGCCCGTGCGGCTAACGACGCTATGACCGGGATCGTCTACGTCGATGACAGCCAGATCGCGATGCTGGCGGCGAGCAAGGAATGGGGGCCGACCGCCGAAACGCTGGTGAAGGTGTGGGCTTGACGCCTGTATCGCTAGCGGTATACTGATCCTGTCGGTGGCGCGTTGCCCCCGGCCGAGCGCGGCGACCCGCGCAAGCGAAGGAGACTGACATGAGTGCATTGGCACGCTTGGATGACGAGAAGCGCGAGCTGCTCGCACGGACGCTCTGCAACGGCGCGAGCCGGGATGAGCTCGACCTGTTCTTCAACATCTGCGAGCGCACCGGGCTCGACCCGTTCGCACGGCAGATCTACGCCGTGCGCCGCTACGACCGCAAGGCAGGCCGCGAGGTCATGCAGACCCAGGTCAGCATCGACGGCTTCCGCCTGGTCGCGCAGCGCAGCGGCGAGTACGCCGGGCAGACGGCCGTCGCGT